AATGGGATCAACGTGTCCGCTGAAATATCATACTCACCTGTTGTCGGATTCCATACCTTGCCACCAGCGCGCACCAGAGTAACGGTGCTGCCATAATTGCCTAGCAGCCTAGTGCCAACGCCTTGCATCTTCTTGCTGAATGCTGTGCTCATTACACAGCCTCCAGACGTGAGATAACCAACAATGCAGATGGTGCAGTTCCCCATGACGTTACAGTAGCTGCTTGCGGATATACGCCACCAAAGTTAGAACCTGCGCTATCACGCATGATCTGCACTACGAATGTCTGCCCTGCCGTTGCATTGATGACTACGCGTGATTCAGTGGGGGTAGTTGCATCGGTGGATGTCATTTTAACTGCGGCAGCAGAACCAATCTGAGCGCCATTAACAAGCAGTCTGCTCAGAAGAATTGATGTGCCAGTGGCTCCGGTACGTCCATTCTGTAGCTTAATGCGCACTGCATAATTACCAGCCACATTAAACGTCACAAGGCCAGCGGAGTTAATCATCACTGGATCGGATGGCGAACCTTGCGCAGCGCCGAAAGACAGTTGCAACGGTGTATCAACTGCCGTTGGCGCCTGAACTACGGTAGATGGCGCACGGAGAACCTCGACTTCCTTCATTCCTGCCGCAGCATAAAGCATAGAGTCAGCAAGTTGAGTTGTAACTTCGCGCAGTTTTTCAGGCGTGATCTGTCCGGTGGTATTGTCTGGCAGGTTCGCGCCGATAAGCGCAAACATTTCACTCTTCGTTTTTGCCATTATTAACCCCGTTGAACTCTGAATTG